TCTGTTCCATCAATCCATTTGGCCCCGTCGTATTTCAGCACTTCACCTGCTGTTGGGCTTGTGAGTTGAACATCACCCAAGTCACCAAGCTGCAAGGAGTAGTCGGCAGGGTTGCTGCCTGGTGCAGGCACATCAGGTGCCAGCTTCATCAGAGATATTTCCACCATCTTCCCGTCATCAATGCGGCGGGTTTCGCGGACGCTGTAGTTGACACCATCAACCGTGATGGCATCGCCGTAGAGCAAACCGCCAAAATCGTCAGCCTTGCAGGTGAGTTGGTAATCAGTTGAGATAACCATCCCCTCCGCCAACACCTGGCCAGGCATATCAAGGATGCCCAATCCTGTGACAGCACCTGAGGTGCAACTCACCCCAAAGTCAGTGAGGAATGCCGATAGGTCTTCAGATAGCGCCATCAGCCTTTGCCTTGCGGGCGGGCTTAACTTCAGGCAATTCAGTGGTTGCCTTGCCCATACGGGTCAGGATTTGTACGTCCCGCTCGCTGAGGTCATAAACCTTGCCGGCTTCTACAAATGCACCGCTGGCAATGGTGTCGCGAAGGATCAGAACTTGCATAAGAAGAAGGGGCGGAAGACCGCCCCCGTGAGTGTTACCCCTGCCTAAGCGTAGGGTTATCAGGCAGTCAGAGCGTCGAGCATTGCAGCGAACGACTCGGGGTGACGAACCGCGATGTCGAGATCCTGCAGAGCAACCACGCGAACGGTGCCGCTGGTGCTGCTGGTGTAGGGATCAACCATGAGGTCGAGGCTGCCCCACATGCCCACGATCAGGTCAGCAAAGTTGCCGAAGATGATGGCGGAGCAAACACCAGAGCTGGAACCCTTGGTCAGGGCGCTGCTCACTTGGTTGGTGACGGCACAGTTGTAGCCATTCATCCGACCATCAAGGCCAAACACCGGAATCTCACCGTAGGTTGAGTTGGTGTAGGTGGATTTCAGCTTGCCGCGCACCTTGGTGTTGGTGAGGTAGTTCAGGCTGCCAATGTCGGCGTTGTCCTGAGCAACTTCAGTCTCCAGGGCAACAATGTTGGCCCAGGTAGGAGCAGCACCATTGGTGCCACCAGCCACAGAACCGATACCAGAGGTGGCAACGATGCCGGTGGGCTGGTTAGAAGAACCAGAGCCGTGGATAGCGGCGCGGTCAATTTCCAACGCCAGCACGGTGGCCAGATCGTTGCGAACAAAGGTTTCGATGTCGATCGAGCTTTGCAGCAGGAGCTTGCGGCTGATGTCGGTGAAGGCACCCAAGGTTTTGGGGCTCATCGTCACCTGATCAAAGGCTTGCTGCGATTCGGTAGGAGCACCGGATTCAGCCACCCAATAACCAGTAGCACCACCCGTTTGACGGGGGATGGCAATGTTGCCTTGCAGGCCGGTCAGCATCTGAGTGCCGAGGCCCATCACAACAGCCTTGTTGCGAAGGAGGTCAATGAAGTTGGCGGCCAGCAGGTCGGTAGCAACAGTGTTACCACCAGCAGATGCAGTGCCAACGGTCAGGTCGCGGCGCAGCACCTCAGCAGGCACCATCAGACCACGGGACTCTTTGCCCATTGCCTTGGCAGCAGCGTCGCTCACTTCAAACTCGAAGCGGGCAGCCTCTTGGGCGCGGCGGTCAGTGGGGTGAGCCAGTGCGTTGATGGCACGCACAAAGGAGAAACGACGGGTTTCGGCGTCGGTAAGACCGATGTCAGCAGCCTTGTCATTGACGGGCTTTTGAGCAGAACCCATGCGCTCCAGTACAGCAGCGCGGGCCTCATCAATACCTTTGCCACCGCGAACCAGTTCGCCTGCAAGGTCAGTCATGTTGTGTTTGTCGCAAAGGGCAGTAATGCCAGCGATACGGGTGCGCTCGGCCTCAGCCGCTTCAGCCCGCACCACTGAGAGATCAGGGGTGTTTTCCATTGGAACCACGGGAGTGGGTGTGGGGTTTGTTGCGGCATTGGCCGCGAGTTGAGAGTCGAGAGCACGCCCAACACCAACCGTTGGGTCAGCGGGGATGCTCACGATGCTCACCTCGTATGGCGTCCATTTGGTCGCCACGAAATCGTCGGCACGCTGTTGCATGTCGTTGATTTCATATGCAAAGGAGACATTCCGTAGAACGCCATCCTTCACGTCAGCCAGAATTTCTTGCGCAAACGCATTCCGACTGAACCGCACGGTCGAATAACCGCGCTTGCTTTGCTCATCAATCCAGGCACGTTCAACGACACCAACGACCTTGTTCGGGTCATGGTTCCAAAGAAGAGGTGCTGCATCGCTGAGGCGAGCAAGATTGGCGGCGCCTGCTTCATGGCTGAGCACTTCATTGCCAAACGACCTGGCAACACCAAACTCTGAACTGAAGGGGAAGGTAAAAGTCCTGCCTTCCTTGTCATCAGCAGCACGCTCAAATTGAACGGGCTGGTAGCGGCGCAGATTCTGTTTTTCTTCCTGACGCTCTGCAGGCGCAGGCGCCTCAGGTTGTGTCATTGTTAGCAAGCGTTCGGGGATTATCCATAGCTTACAAATACCTGAAGGATCAATTTCACCTTGCACCACTTCGCAAGCGCGAGGCCCTTGGTATAGGGCGCAGTTTGCGCATTGCATCCCTTCAGCGGCAAAGGGGTTGTTTGCGCCATCCACGTAATGAGCCCCATTGGCGCCAATGGATTGATCAAATGCACCAAGCTCTTCGGTGATTGATTCCAAGGCGTCGTAAAGCAACCCTTGACGGGCGCTCATATCTGCGCTCAGTTCTCGTTTCTGAGTGCTCATTGGGCAACAGGAGGCTGTGGATCAACGTTATCCACAGTTGGTGCAGGATCTGGTGTTGCCGCTGAGGTGTCAAAAGTGAGGCCCAGTTCATCAGCGAGGTCTAGGTCGCGGCGGCGCTGCTGGAAGATTTCCTCGATGTCACCACCGTTTTCAGCAATGATTTCAGCCTTGGTGGTGTAGCCAGCCATCTCAGCCTCGCGATACGCGGCAACCTCTTTCTGCGGGTCAACCCATGCCCAGCCGCGATACATCCACCGCACTTGGCGGAAGCGTTCCGGGTCGGCCTCGTAGGTCGGCAGATTCAAGGCACCGCTAAGGACAGCAAGCTCAAGCCATTGTTCAAACACCCGCTGATGCAGGTTCTCCGTCAACCACCGCTGCAGCATCCTCCAGTTGTCCCGCTCTTCAAGAAGCGAAAGCCTGCTGCTGGAATAATTGGTCTGCGAGAAATCGTGGCTGATTTGCTCGTAGCTCACGCCAAGGCCAGCACTGACAGCACGCAGCATCCCGCGCACAAATGGCTCGAATTGCCCATCGGGGGCATCAAGACTAGGCACGCTGACCGATTCACCGGGCGCCAAATACTTAAAGACACCAGGCTCAAACGAAGTCACCCGCTCGCCATCCATCACATCATCACCAACCAGCTCCCCTTCAGGTGAGGTGATAAAACCCATCAGGGCACTGGATGCGCGGCAACGAATAACTTCGGCCTCTGTGTAGCCGGCCAAATGATGCAGGCTCTTGACACTAGATGCAAACCAACTGATGCCTCTTGTCTGAGAAGGGCGCTCGGTCAGAAATAGATGCAGCACCTCATCTGCTGAAATGCGCGTGCGTTGTTTGCCCGTGTCAACCGTGGCTGCTGGGAATGTGTAGTCACCAGGGTGCTTATTGCGGAACCAATAGGCAACAGGCCGTTGCCAGCTGTCCAACTCCACACCCATTCGCACCTCGTTCTTGCTGTTTGGTGCGGTGCCGTTATAGGTGTCATCAAGCAGATCAGCCTCAATCACCTCCAAAGCCAAGGGGATCTTGGAGCCGCCAAATGGCTGCTTGACCATGCGCACCAAAACTTCCCCGGACTCCGCGACGCTGCGGATCACAAGTTTTTCAATGTCCGCGAAACTTAGCTTGCCTGCGGTGTGGCAATGCTTGGCCTTGCTCCAGGTTGCCCATGCCAACTCGATGGCGTCATTGGTGGGCTGGTCAAGCTTGTTCCCGCGTTGTTTTTTGACTTGCGCTTGGAATGGAATCCCATTGCCAACCACGTTGGCGCTGATGGCGCGCAATGCTTGCCGCGCATAATCCGAATCCCGTACCAGCTGCCTAGCGCGATTGCGTAGAGCAATCAGGCTTGACCTGATTTCCGCGTCTGCACTGGTTCCGCTCGTCACCCAGTCAGCAGTAAGCCTTGAGACGCGGGCACCTTCAAACATGCGGCGACGTGGCGCCTGCGTAGGCGTAGGCTCTTCGCGATTGAAGAGTTCACGGATAGCAGAACGAACGCCCATCAGAACCTCACGTAAAGGCTGGTTGGATTGCCAAGGCCATTAGCAATCAACGCGGCTTTTTGCTCACGCAACACCATTGCCTTCAGCCTACTTTCAAGCATCACAAGATCAGCCATTGGCATCTTCTTAAGGCGCCTGGTTCCAATGTTGTACTCAGAGACAGCACCACCCGATACGATTGCCCTGATGGCTTCCTGTACGGCGTCTAGATCTTTCTGATTTTGCGTACGTCCATCAAACGCCGCAGGGGTGCCAGCGTAATTAAGACCAGGCTCAACAGTTAACTGCCCAGCCCCAAGCGTGTGAGAGACGCTGCCTGCAGTTGCTATCGCCTGCCAATACCAAATACCTGCATCAAAGCCGGCGCTGGTGCCTGCTGCAATCGTGAACTGCCAGCCCGAGGCATAGGTGCTGCCCGCGACGGTGGCGCCTTCGCTTGCCGCGTTAAACCGCAGGTAATAGGTGAGGGCGTAAGTGGCGCTTGTGATTGCATGGCCAAGCGAATCCGTGGCTTCAGAGTCACGCCATTGCACGGTG